GGACCTGAAAAAGTTGATTTAGCCATAATATTCCTCCTAGAATATTTAAATGTAGTCCCTAGGGGCATGTCGACTATACGCGTCTACATTTAAGGTTTTTTAAAAATGTATAGTGAATAAAATATATAGTAGATTTGAGTAGAGTGCAAGAGATCCTTACAGAAATATACGATTTCAGCGATGTGGCGTTTATCTAAGTAGCCACGGAAACTTGTGGGGCGGCATTAATGACTGCATTTTCTCTGTCTGCAATCTTAGATTCTTCGAGTTTGATCTCAGTGATAACGTCTCTAATCGCGCTATCAATTTTGACCATGTCAAGAGTATATTTACCATTTTGCTCATACTCCAACTGCCACCTCAACTCCAAGGACCTCTTTTGTTTGTACAGGTCTTGTACCATCTATAACCTCCTCATAGGTTATTCTATTTACCTTGGGATCGTTCATTTCTCCAAGATATTCCCATTCTACACTTTTTTCTCCTATCTTGTCAAGGATAGAATTTTCAATAGATTCAACATTATCTTCAGCCAAAACTTCAAATTCTGTGCCATATTGATATGCATTGATTTTTACTAGGAATTTTTTCATTCTGCCTTTCTTATTGATGAATTGTGGCGGAACTATGTCCCGCCACAAAATTATTTAGTTATTACGCACCTGGTGATCCAAAGATACCTCTCCAGTCAGACCAGCCGAAGCTGTATCTTTCTCTAGCTTTGTATCTTACGTTTCCAGAATCAAAATCGCCTTCCATAGCTGTTTTGATTGGTGCTCTAACAAAATGTTTTAGTCCATTAGGTACATCTGTTTTAATGAAAAACGCGTCAGTGTCAGTTAAGTAATGGTTCACAGTATAACCCTGTGGAATCATTCCCATATTTCTAACTGCGTTAATGTCATTATCAGCTGTTCCAACTCTACCAGTTGACTTCATAAGTCTCTCAGCAGTAAATTGTAGCGCAGAAGGAATAATTAATTTCATTCCTTTAGCTGCAATTTTTAAACCTCTTTCATCAGTTAGCGCAGCAATGTCAATCAATGCTTGCTCTAATGAAGTTTCGTTTAAGTCTGCTGCAGTAGATAGTTCGTTTTGCTCAGTACCAGCAACAATTGTGTGTGCTGTTGAACAAAGTTCTAAACCATCTCCACCAGTGTATGAACTGTTAAACGCTCTGTTAAGAACATTTGCTGCTTTAACCTGTTTAGCGTTAGCCATAGATCTAGCTAATGCTTTTGTATATCTAGATGCAAGTCTGTCATACAAATTGTCTTCAATTGCTTCTTCAGTAATTGAAAAAGCTAAAGCAAGTGTTTCATGCGTGTAACGAGCTGTGAAGGTTTCTGTCGCTGAGTCATAGTTTACACTTTGACCTTCAGGCTTAACCCCAGCATTTCCAAATCCAGATAACATAACTTCTTCTTCAAAAGCTCTGTCTGAATTTTCTTTGCTGAAGATTTCTTCATGCTCATTAGCATAGTTTTTATATTCCAAGCCGAATAGTGCATTCAAACCTGGCTCTAGTTCTTTGACTAGTTGTGATCTTGATATTGCCATGATTATATATCTCCTATTATACGGCTGTGATTAATTTAAATACATGCTCGCCAGTACTGAACACACAGTATGCGTTACAGTTAGCTGAACCAGTATCACTGTTATCGGGATCTACTGAGATTCCAATTTGTTTTAAGCCTGCGCCAGTTCCAGAAGTAGAAGTATCTAATTCTGAAGTTGATTGGCCAGTTGATGTACTTCCAGCAACACCTACAAAATCCATTGCTGAATTATTCATAGCTGCTGTTCCAGTTCCATCATGCTGTGCTTCAAAAACAATGTACGGGTCTGCATATACTGAAGCTTTAAGATCCGAAGCATTAGTGCTTGCAGGATAATAAGCGCTCCAAGTTGGTTTACTAGTTGTTGGATCTGTGTAAAACACGCCTCCGAAAACACCTAATTGTTGAGTGTCTCCAGCTGCGGCTGCTTCAATCCCACCAGCTGCAACGGCTTCAACTACTTGACCAGTATAAATTGCTGTGTTGTAGTTTGCTGCTATTGCATATTCTTCAGTTCTGATTTGTCCACCAACGAGTGATCTTGTCGGTCTGAAACCAAAAGCTGCATCTTGATTTGCCATAGTTTTATCTCCTAATGTACCTGCCCCGAAGGGCTTCCAGTACGGTTTATATTATTTCGTTGGATTAGGAATCGCTAAAAAATTAGTCCTTCTTAGTTCCACCGAAGGTTACACGAGTCTGCCTCTCACTATTGATTGGCATACTTGGGTGCTGATCCTTCAGAAGATCGTTATCAACTGCGTCGTCTTTGTCTTGCGTAATTTTATTAAAATACGCTTCGCGCGATTTAACGAGCTCATTAGATATCCTAGCCAGCAATAGGCCGCCAACTCCGATGACCCCTTTGTATTTTCCTTCACCCAGAAC